TCCTAACCTCGCAAACAGCGGCAACGTCATCAATCCTGGTGCCGAAATCCAGCGAGGCGCGGTCTACAAGGGCCGATGGGGTCAATATGACCTCTGGATTTACAACGATTGGTATGTGGACAGCGGGACCGAGGGCGGCACGGCCGACAAGGAATACCCGATGCTTACAGACGGCATGATCGTTATGTGCGGCCCTGACATGATGGGCACGCGCGCCTTTGGCCAGATCCTGGACCCGGCGTTCAACTATTCTGCGTTGCCTTTCGCCCCGAAGACATGGGTCGAGCAAGATCCGGCGCAGCGCTACATCCTGATGCAGTCGAGCCCGATCGTCATTCCGGCGCGAGTGAACGCGTGCTTCGCGGCGAGTGTCACGGCTCCGGTATTTTATTGAGTTTTCAGTGATCTACCGCGAATACATGGAGACGTTAAATGGCTGAAGACAATAAACCGCAGCAGCGCGCGGCCGTGATACGAGCGACCGTCGCGCGCGGCCGCACAATCGTCATTCCAGATCCGACGAACAAGACCATCACCGGTCATACGCCGGAAGGAAAGCCGATTTGGCGCTCGAAGCTGGTCGAATACAGCCAAGGCAACGAAGTCGAACTGGCGCCGGACGAAATCGTGAGCCTGCGCGCGCGCGGGTTCCTGCTCGATCCGGCCCAGGTCATCCCGCCGATGGCGGAAGGCCCGCACTTCACGGAAACCGGCGTTAAGCCGATCGCCACGCAAGTCTGATCCGACCATGGATTTCGGTTCACTCGTCGTCGGCCCATGTCAGGATGCCTTCTCCAAGCCGATCATCGTGACGCCGCTAAAATCTATGCCATACCGCCCGGCATACGCCGCACGCGGCATCTGGACCGTCCGCCACGTCGATATCGCGCTGGAGGACGGCGGCATCATGACGAGCCGAACGATCTCGATCGATGTCAACCTGTCTGAATTGCCAGTTCCAATTCTTCAGGGCGACCAAATCGCAATCATCGCCGATGATCAATTCGTCGTGCTCGCCACCAACGCCGCTCCCGGCAGCGTGGTCAATCTGCTTGTCGATGATGTGCGCGACGATTCCGGAGGCGCGAGCAAGCTGATCATGAAGCGGGTAATGTGATGCTGAGCGGAGAGCATCATCAGACCCGCGCCGTCGAGATACGCGACGCCGCATTCGACCGCGTATCGCGCCTGACGATCAATGGCGCCTGGATGCGATCGACACGCAAGGCCCCGATTACCACGGTTCAGCCAGATCAGTTGCCGGCTCTTGGCGTGTTCGTCTTATCAGAGCGCGAGACGCCGGAAGGCAACGTAACGCTGCCACGCTTCATCACGAATTTGGAACTTGGTATTTCCTGGTTGGTGATGAGTAGCGACGCGTTGCTGATCGACGGAACGCTTGATCGCTTCGTCGGCGTGGCGAAAGACATGCTGTTCCGTGACCCGACGTTTCTCGAACTTTTCGAGTTTGTCGAGGGAACAAGCCGCGAATATCAGTTTTCCAAAGAGGGCGAAGCCTACATCGCCGAGCTGCGCCTGCGCATCACAGTCAGCTACCACACGATTTACACCCCGTTTGCGCCGAACGATCTTCTGATGATCGACGTGAAAACCAATCCGGCTCCCGGCACACCAGTTATCGAAATACAATTCCCCGAGGGCGCCGACTGGCCGCCGTCGCCCTAACGAAAGAGAAATCCGATGCCGAAAGTGATGCTGTGGCCCACAAAAGCAAATGCGATGAACGTGCGCCATCCAAGCGACGGCCTCCCCAAGATCGACGGCTGCTTGTGGGAGAATGACGGCTTCACGGCGCGCATGCTGACCGATGGCATATTCACGCTGGATCGCGCGAAGGCATGGGCCGGCAATCCGTTAGCGCCGCAGCCGGAGATGGACACCATGCGCGTTGACGCGCCTCGGGCCACCAAACCAACCGCCTAGTCTAGGCGCTCCACACCCCATTCAAAACAGCCCGCCTCATGGCGGGTTTTTTGTTGCCCATTCGACCCCTGGCAAGGTCGCGCGCGCGCTGTGAAGCGCCCGCAAGCCCGCGTCGTGATGACGCCGGCCGTCCCTCTTGATGGAGCCAGCTTATGGCAGTTTCAACCGGAATTCCCGAGTCCTGGCAGCTGCCGCTGGTATGGATATCCGTCGATGGTTCGATGGCGGGCAACCTTACGCAGTCTCAGCCCGCCCTGCTCGTCGGTCAATACAACGCCACTGGCGCGAATGCCGGGACCTGCGTCGCGAATGTGCCGGTTCCGGTTGGTTCAGTTGCGATGGCCAAAAACCTATTTGGCCAGGGCTCGATGCTCGCCCGCATGGTGGCATCCTGGTTCGCCGTCAACACCAATCAGTTGCTCTATGCGATCCCTGTTCCCGATCCGGGCGCCGGCGTCGCGGCGACGGGCTCGATCACCATCGCGACCGCGCCAACGCAATCTGGCACGCTATTCATTTACATCGGCGGACAGCTGATCCAAACCGCCGTCGGCTCGACCGATCTAGTCGCGACCGTAGCGACCAATCTGGCCGCGGCGATCAACGCGAATAATGATCTCGCGATTACGGCGGTCGCCACAACTGGCGTCGTGGCGCTGACATGCGATTGGAAGGGACTCACCGGCAACGATTTTACGATCATTCCGAACTATCTCGGCGCCTATGGCGGGCAGGCGTTGCCCGTTGGCCTGACGCTGACGATTGTCGCGATGAATGGCGGCACGAGCGAGCCGACTTTCACCTCGGCTATCTCGGCGATACAGGCGCTGCAGTTCTTCTATGTCGCGATGCCTTACACGGACAGCGCGTCGCAGACGGCCTGGGCGACGGAGTTTGGGTTCTCGTCAGGTGGTCGTTGGAACTACTCGCGCCAGCAATACGGATTCATGGTCAACGCCCTTCGCAACGATTACGCGGATTCGATCACTTGGGGGCTCGCGCAAAATTCTCCCGTGATCTCGACGATGGCGATCGAGCAGCTGGCCCCGTCGCCGATCTGGGAATGGACCGCTGCCTATGCCGGCCTAGCGGCACTTGGATTCTCGGATGACCCGGCGCGCCCACTGCAAACGCTTGAGATGATCGGAATTCTTCCGGCGGCAGTGCAAAACCGCTACTCGCAGGCCCAGCTCAACAATCTGACGAACAGCGGCTTCGCGATCCAATCGGTCGCGCCTGACGGCAATCCGATGATCCTACGTGAGCAGACGCAGTATCAGCTCAACAGCTATGGACAGGCCGATACCGCATTCGGATTACTGACCGTGTTGTCGACGCTTACCGCGCTTCTCAGCGCCATGAAGTCGGCGATCACCAGCAAATATCCGCGCGTCAAACTTGTCCCGGACGGCACAGCGTATGGACCTGGCCAGGCGATTGTTACGCCATCTGTGATCAAGGCCGAACTCGTCGCCGAATTCGTGAATGCGATGTATAACGGCCTCGTCGCTGACCTACCGGACTTCAAGGCAAATCTGATCGTCCAGATAGACAACAATAACCCGAATAAAATCGACGTATTATACCCTCCTCAGCTTGCTGGGCAACTTCGACAATTCAATGCGCTTGCCCAATTTCGGTTGCTTTATCCTCCTGTTGCTACTAACTAATAAATCTATACTATATATTAGCATCGACATCAATCAAGTCCGCCTAACGGCGGGTTTTTTATTGCCCGTATTCCTTCGGGCAACTCCTTTGCGCGCGTCGTGAGACGCCCGCGAGCCAGCGCTGTGACAGCGCCGGCCATCCCTCAGATGGAGCCACGTCATGGCAACCAACAACACCAATCGTATTGGTGGTCTTCTCGCAATTATAGTGGGAGGGCAAACTTATGAAGCGCGTGGTAACTTTCAAGTAACCGGCATGACCGTCAAGAGGACTGGCGTCGCCGGTCAGGATACGGTTCACGGTTATATCGAAGAGCCATTGGTTCCTTCCATAAAAGGCGATTGGTCGATCGGCAATCAGCTATCGCTGGATGTGCTTGAGGGTCTCACCAACGTCACCGCGCAGGTAAATCTAGCCAACGGCATGACCTACGTGCTGACGCAGGCGTGGACGACCAGCGCGTTCGTGATCGATGCGCACGACGGCAAGGTCGACGTGACGTTGGAAGGTATTACCCTCCAAGAAATGTCATCGTAAATGACGGACTCATTCGAGAACGAAGTTGCTTCCGAGGAAGCGCCCGTCGCCGAGAGCAACGAAATCGTCGTCACGCTCTCTTCCCCCATTCCGGTGTTCGCGGAGATGCGCTCGGTCATCACGATGCGCAAGCCGACGGGGCTCGACCTCATCAAGGTCGGAAATCCCGTGCAGTTTGATCCGGTTTCCGACCCGCCGCGCATTGAACACAACATGCCGCGCATGGTCGCGATGATCGCGCGCTTGGCGAATATTCCGACCGGTTCCGTCGAGAAGATGGACCCGCGCGATTTGGCCTCTTGCGCTTGGCAATTATCAAGTTTTTTTCTCCCGAAAACGTAGGAGACCTGATCGATCCGTGCATCGATTTG